CTAGTTCTTCTTTATCTGATTGTTGAGTACAATTTATTAGACTATCAATAGGATCTTGATCAGAATCATCTACACTTTTACCAAAACTATTAAAGATTAATGCTCTAGAGGCATTAATAAATTCTTCAAAATTATTTATTGCATACCATTGATTATTCATTAATATTTTCTAATTTAGAATTTCATATAAAGACTTATAATACGATGGTTGTTTTACAAAATATGCGGCATGACTACTTAAATGATTAATATATTCTGATTGTAATTCATCATGGATAAAATATTTACTTTTCCATATTGGTTCACCATTATAATTGGATCCCAAATACTGGAAGATTTTACCCTTACCAGCATCGGGATTCCAACTATTCACAGGAAACTTGTTAACAGGAAAAGCAGGAATATTTTGAATATCAAAATCATTATTCATTACACTATTAATAAGATCAGATATCCAAGACGACAATGGACTATCCTGACCAACATCAAACTTAAAAAACCATTGGTATGGATTTAATGAAGGATGATCGTAATCATATTCATCATCATCATATTCATTGTCATAATCTTCGTGCATTATTTATCCTTTAAAAACGTGGGAGGGAATCGAACCCTCTCACACAACATAGTTAGATGGGTAAAAACTAGAGGTTATGATCTTAGTCACCAGACTCCACTTTCTTTTTTAGTATCAATACTGATCGTCGTAATCTTCCTCGTCAGCATAATAATCTTCATCAACATCTTCTTCATCATCATTCCAACCCCAATCGTAATCATGATCATCTTCATCATCGGCATATTCATCCTCGCTAAAGGTGGCCGCGTAAAGAGGCTTGAGTAGTTCGCCTTGATACTCTCCAACAACTTCATATTGGCAAGTGCGAAGTTTCTCACAATTACAATCTGTCGGAACGCTAACAACATCACGGGGATTAATCTTGACGATCACAATACGATCACCAGCATCGACACTACCATAACTCGCCACATAGTTCAATGCACCAGCATGAAGTCCATCAGAACATCCTCTGGCACGATCATCATCGACCTTGGCTCGTTGCATCTTAACTATTTGACCAACGCTATTATCAAATACGCCACGATACTTGTCCTTAAAATCATTCCTAACAGCCTTATAGGCAAGGAAAAAACCATCCTCAGTAATAGGTAAATGCTCATGTTCAAGGAAATCATAAAGTTCCTTTTGGCTTTGCATACTAGGATTGTCCATAAGATTATTCAGGAAATTAACAAGAGGCTGGAAAGGCAAGCCCTTGCTCATAAACTCCAGAATACGCTTACTGATACTACCATGAACAACCTCGCCCTCATAGGTGACTTGGCCGTTCTTAATCTCCACAAGACCATCACTAAAACTAGCAACAGCCTTTTCCACATCCACAATATCCAAAAGTTCATCTGCTGTAGCAGTTGGTAGAATCTCTAGGATCGTCTTGTAATTAATATGATCTGGCAAGACCTGATAAGTCTTATTATTAAGCACCAGAGTCAGATTACCATCAACCCACATAAAAGGAACGCTCATTGTAAACTCCTGTTTTCCTGTGAAATTAACCGATTGTGCTACTCAATTGTTGTCTGAATGACTCCACATCATCCAGTTTTTGAAACCAACTTTCTCTACCACCAGTATTGCCATAGTAATGATATCGACTACCATTACCCTCAACCTGTTTTAGAGGATTTGGGTTTTTGTTCAGACTTCTGATGTTGCCATCAACACTGACACTGGCAATAATATACTTGAGCATGGGGTTCTTGTCAAGTTCCACTTTCAAAGTATTTCTTATCGTATCCATGCTGGGCATCTTGTACAAATCACCAGAATTACTCTTAATAATATCTGTATATTTTTCATATGCTTTGTTGTCAGTCTCAAGATGATACAAACAAGCGAGCATATGTAGAATAGTATTATATGCGATATTCATGGTCTTAATCTCTTTACTATCAAGTCCATTGATTCCAATGTCGCTCAATAGTCTGGTAATTAGACCATAATAATCTTTGGCAGAAAATCTACTCATATCAAAGTTATCTCGATGAATAGTATCCGCAAAAAACTCCATAACCATTAGACTATCTAGACACTTGACCAATTCCTTGTTAGGAATATACTTTTCATATTCCAGACCAAAGATATTAAGAATATGATACAGAACAGTCTTGTCTGTTGAACCTCTTCCATAGTAATCTGAAGTGGTTCTATCTTCGCTAGACAATTCTTTCTTACAATTCTCCACCATAGTATTAAACTTAATCATGTCAGCAAACTTGTTCTTATTATAATCCTTTAGACGCTCTTGCATCCAAGTATTAAAATCCACAAGGTTGTATCCTTCATTGACTAGTTTCTGTACAAAATTATGCTTGATAGCATAGATATTTGTATCACCAAGAAAATCTGGAATTCTCTTGATATTGTCACCAGACAATTGCTTATAGATTTCAGTTACTGATGGAAAATTAGTTGTAGAAGCATATCGTAGAATAGGAACATATACGATAGTGTCCTCTTCCAAAAAGTCATCCAGACGATCAGTTGTCATGCTTCTCATATACGGAGAAGAATTATAACCAATAGTCAAAGGACTGGTATTCTTTTGGTCACCAATAATCAAGAAAACATCTTGATCGCTGACACTACCCTTACTACCCTTACTTCCCTTATTCTTTGGTGTTGACTTAATAAGATCACGATAGTCTGATATATTGAGTACATTATCCTCTCCAACATCAGACACTAGATCATCAAAACCCTTAGTAACATTTTTGTGATCTTCTGTGTCTACCATAAGGTATACAAAACAATCATTTTGATTTGAATACTTTGTGGCAATCTTCTTTGCTGTTTCTACTGCTGCCATATCACAGTAGAAGAATTTCATTTCTCCACTCTTTCTTGTGGAATTCCAATATGCGGCTCCCTTACCAGTAAGAGTTTCGTGATGAATTCTATCTGTCAAATAAACCATACGACGAGAACGATAGCCCGCTGTACGATAATTAAAGACATACAGATTCTTACTCTTCTTAAACTTATACTCCAGATCAGAACCTGAACTAATATCATGTACCTTGCCATTACTATCAGTCCATGAAGCACCAACGCCCCATCCACCAGCAAGGTCGTTCAACTGATAATAGGTAGTGATTGCTTCCACCTTAGTTTTAGCAGAGGCGATCTTTTCCGAAAACATATCCTTTAGTTCTGCAAAAATCTCCTGAGTCTTTCGACGAAGATTCTTGATTACATCTTTGGTATACTGCAAACCTTCTCGACTAACATCCATTTCAAGTTCGCCAATACCAAAATCCAACTCAAGATACAGACCATGATTAATTACTTCGCCAACAAAACTCTTCCAAGACGCAATATCCGCCTTGTTAAAAGCCCTATTCCAACGAGCAATATGGTCTGGAGTTTCAGCCTTCTCTTCACCGATCAGATTTTCTACCTGAACAGGATAGGCGATATTACCCATCAGAGCAATAACACCACTATTAATCTTGTGATGATGGTTCGGGAAAAGTCTAGTATCATTATTTAGGCGGCAGACCCTCCATCCTTCACCACTAATAACAATATTTTTATTGTCATAATCCTTAGTGAAATCCCAATGAACTCCACCAGTAATAATTGGCTTAATTCTAAAATAATGAAAAACCCTAATAGCCTTCTGACTAAACTCTGTAAAGTCATATTGCTTAACAGCAAAACTAATCTCAAGACCATTAGGTTCGGATGTTTCGCACGAATGAATAAGGTTCAGAGTAGGAACACCAGCATCATCAATAGCGGCAATATAAGTATATTGAGTGCCATTAAAATAAGAAGTGGTAGTAAAACTCTTGGTATAAGCAAACGGACTCTTAGAACCTAGACCAAGACAACCAACAAAGTCATTACTATCATTCTTATTGGACGCACCGTAAGTTGTATACAGATGCTCCATATCTTTTTGACTAAGACCAGTGCCATAATCACGCACGCTAAAATTAGGATCAGCAGCGGTTGGCAACTTTACAGAGAAAGGATTCTTATTGCCAGCACTAACATGACTATCATAAGCATTTGTGGCAAGTTCACGAATAACTGCCATTACTTTGTCGGAATAAAGAGAATCCGACAAAATCTTAAACATTTTACTGGTTTGTGCAATAGTAAACTGATTCGCACTACTAATACCAGCACTATGAACTTCAACTGTGCGATCTGCCAACTTCATCTTTGTTCTCCAAAATTGTTATCGTTTCCTGTGATGTTCCAAGTATACCATCGGCAAGTCGGGTTGTCAACCTTTAGTTGTTGTTGCGTGTAAAGTTTTTCCTATGCGGTTGTTTATAGATAATACGCCAAGTAAAATAGATAGAATTCCCATATATCTGATTGCTGGTATTGGTAAACAAAAAAACCACAATCCTACGAACATGGTTAAAACAGATGCGACAACCACAAACCACGTTGGAATAGAACTAAAGCCGCTCATCACGAAACACAGCGGCCCCGATATTAATACTACTAAAACAATAACAGATACCAATAAGGCTAAACTAATCATCATTTGAGTCTTCATCCTCTAATGATTCTCTCCACTCTTCATTATCTGGAATCCATCCTTCATTAGAGTCATAATCTTCTTCCTGGTCGTCTAATTCTCCTATCTCAACACTTTCTTCGATAAAAAGAGTTATTGTCATTAACATTTTTAGAATAATATCTAGTTTACTTAAGATTGTACCCACCTCTTTTTTAAGAGACGTTAACTCTTTACCTAGATACGATACCTCCTTATTCAATTTAGTGTCTACTTGATAAATTTCTTTGTGGTTTTTATTTATCTCTTTTAGAATATCGCTAAGATCTTTGGACATTTTAACTCCTAGCTAATTTTATATTGACAATTCCATTTATTATCAACTCTTAGTATTTCCAATACGCCGCTGTGTGCTTCATAATGACAATTTTTACATAATAATATACACTTATTTAATTCTGTTTCAAATAGATGTGTTTTATTATTCCATAATCCAGCACTGATTCTTCTGGATTTAGTTGTCGGATCAACATGGTGAAAATCTAACGACGCACCGCACTTATTATAACCACAATTTTGACAGCCTATATCTTTTTTATATTTTATAAAATTTGTACTTATATTAGATCTATAACAATAGTTTTGATTTTTTCTATTTTTAGCTCTACATACATCGCTACAGTATGTCACACCGGACTTTCTTGCTGAATCAGGAATCAAAATTTTACAATATTTACATTTAATAGGATTATTTTTAAAGCGTGATTTTTTACTATGTTTCTTGAATTTTTCTGGATATAATATTGGCCAATGGGCAGACCGGCATTTGTCTGAGCAATATTTTTGGTTTTTTGATGCTGAATAACTGAATTGATTATTACATTTTAAACATTTGCTAACTTTTTTTGAAAGCGTTAGGTCGTACAGTTTACATATTGTTCTAACATAGTGTAGATTTTTATTATATATTTTTCCAATTTCTGTATAGTTTAAACCTTGCTCTAATAATTGTTTAAGTTCTTTTTTTGGAATTAGAGAATAGTCATTTTTTTTAGTGTTTTTTAACATCGCTTTTTATATTCTGGTATGTCTCCATTTTCACTTATTTTCCTCTCTTCTAGACATACACCAATACGCCTATAAAACTCCTGTTTTATGTTTTCTAATACACCAGTTATGATCGCTATTTTAGGATAGGATGGAGTACCCATTAAACCAGCACTAACTCGGCTAAAAACATAGTTAATATTACCCGCGATCTTTAATAGTTGTTCATTACTCAGTTCGGTTGTATCAAAAGACTTATCCAGAACCGTATTTTTAAGACAAAGAATGAGTTCGCTTACGCACTCGTCAAGTTTACTTCTATTAGATTCATCTATATATGGCATTTTTAGTCCTCGCTACATTTACATTGATACTTATTACAATAATTACATTTTGGGCCAGGAGCAGAAAACCCCCAAGCATTTGATATGCCGCTAAAACTTTCTTTCCCGGTATCAATACAAACAACTTTCTTTTTATTTTTTCTTTTTACAACCCCCACATTATACCAATGACAATCCCAAAATTTTAGTCCAGTTTTTTCATAAATTTCATCAACCAAATTTTGTATATCTTTCATCGTGATAATAGTATTGGCTTCATGAGTTTTAGCATATTCTGTAATATAGCCCCAATCACTAGGATCGTCAAAACAAATATGTTCATCGTCAGCAAATTTTAATCTACAAATATTGCTGTAGATTTTTGGGGCTAAATCAAACTTGGCTAATTGTTTATGATATTTGTACGAGTCTTTGGCTTTCTTTTTTGTATGAAATTCTTTGAATATCCAGTTTGACTTTCCCTTTATAGGATATACTTGACAATACCCACCCTCATCAAACCAATCACTATAGTCAATTTCATATTGATTATTGATCATTATTTTCTAAGTTGTTCTGGCGGTGGAATGGGGATGATTTTAGAACCCATTATTTGTTCTGCAATATTAATCGCCTCAGACAAACTACTCGTTTCGGTAATTTTAAGGCCGCTTCTTACATTATCAATATAATATGATGCGTATACTCCATAAAATATATCTTCTTTATCAAGACTATGAATTAAATAGTCATCATAACATTCCAATGATTCGGTGTACCAGTTGCCATGTTCATCCTGTTTTTCATAAACAGTATCCACTAAAAGATAGCGAAAATTAGGATGCTTTTTATCTTTGGGGCTATGAACAACTCCACGATAAAATCTATCAGGTATTCCTACCACACCATACCTCAAATTCTTTTTGGTTTTTATAAAAAAGTTAAATACCCCTAGTCGGACTTGAACCGACAAGCCCTTGCGGGCAACGGATTTTCTTACTACTATAGTTTTCACTACCATTTCTGTTTGTAGTCTGGACTTTACCTTAACCATAACTTTCGTTTTAGGTTCCTGCCGTCAAGTCTCTACACCTTCATATTTCTATGCTTGGCTCGGTATTAGCATTTTAAAGCCTTCACCGACTTTGACAGGTTCTACTTTAAAAGTTTCCCTTTAAGCACTCAATTAAATAAGTCCGCTATGTTTGCCAATTTCATCATAGGGGCATAAAACACCCAACTACAATAGTCTTATGATCTGAGGTTGATTATTGTGTGCCTCTCTCATTTAAACTACTGTAGTCGGAATGTTTTAGATTTTAAATCAACCGTTTGCATGGGCCTTGAGGCGACGAACAACCTCTGCCATAGCCTCTACATTATCAATGGTCTTGGTTGGCTTTGCACGCTCCATCGCAGGAAGTTCCTCGCCTCTCTTAGAGAGAGCGGCCTTTACACGGGCATAACGAGCCATTGTAGTAGGAACCTTTTGACCAGTCTTAGCGGCAATCTCCGCATAAGTCCTAGACGAAAAAACAGCCTCAAGAAACTGCTCATCAGAGCAACGAACACGCTTCTGCTTAGTAACAGTAGTAACCTCTGCCATAATCAACCTCCAAATCATTTCCAAAATTATGTCTCAGCAAGTCAGTCACTCGACTGAAACCCTCGCATCGACTTCCTCATTCTATCATCCTATATCGGCCTGTCAACTGGTAAAACTTTATTTTCAGTCCACGAATTGAATTTTATCTGTTTGCTCTTTTTCTCTATTACTTGGAAATAATAGATTTTTTAGTTTTTGATTTTCTTCTTCCAAAATAGAAATAATATTTTTTGCTTGAATTAGAGCGTTATTCAAGTGAAAGACCTTGTTGACTAGTTCATCAGCAACATAACTATTTAGTGATTTAACAACCATATCAACATCTCCTAATTAATATAGGAAGAGCAAATTATTATGCTAGTATATTAATACACCCATTCATTTTAGATCTAAACTATCTAGAAAAATTTTTAAGTCTATTAACTGCTTATTGTTCAATATTATAGCATCTGCATACGGTTTCTTTTTTACTAAAATCTGCCAACAATACTCCAGTCTCTGCCATAATGACATCTTATTAGATATATTTGTTTCATAGATAGCGAAATCAGCCATTTTCATTTCGTGATCGTACTCTATTAAAAGTATTTCACTTCTACAGTCGCACGGTATAAACAAAGTTTTATTTTCTTGTAGTTTTGTCACACTTCCCATGTTTAAAAATCCTGTTGTAGTTTTTTTCCCAGGTTTTTTGATCCACGCTTTTGGGTCTAGGTTTTGATCCCTTACCATTTTGGCTCATATTGGTCTTTCTTTATATTATATGATCAGTAGACTATTCTTCAAAGACATAAGACCAGTATCGAGAATCGGCCTTGTTTTGTTTTGCATCCCAAAAAATGCACCTAGCAATATACAAAGGAACACCAAGTTTTCCACAGTTGATACTCCAATGTCTTTCCATTTTCTTATACAAAGATAATCCTGTTTTACTCTGATATGTAAGAGTTTTCATACCGTACAATTCAAGCATATGGGTGTCTCCACAAAAAACTCTACACTCATTAGGATGGCACTGCTCCAAAGAAAATGAAACCTTGGCAGAACCTAGACCGCTAATTTTATGCACAATGGAGTCTCGCTTTTTCACATGATATTTTTTAGTTGTGAGATAAAAATCTTTGGGGTTAGCCCAAAACTTATCTTTAAAATCCCAAATAAACCTTGTTCGATTATTATAAAGCCCACAACCGCTGTTCTTAATCTTTTCTCTAAGAATTTCTTTATCGTCAATCCATTCGTTGAAGTTCTTAATAGAATTATATCCATTCACATTGGATTTCCATGTGGTATGAACGCTCATATATGCAAAGAGATAGCGTCGGAAAATATCTTCGTTGTTCTTAGGACGAACACTCTCCCAATAGTCCTTATAAGCAACAACTTTCTCTTTTGGAAAGTTCTTAAAAAACTCATCGGCTTTTGAAGCGCTCATAATAACCGGCTTTTTTTCGACTACTGCTTCGCTCATGGTTTCTCCAAGGTTTAGTTCCAAACTGTATGTTCTGATTTTACATTACTTCTATCGGCTTGTCAAGTCATCGTTCTTGAGACTTTCTAAAAAACCCAAACTAGCCTCAACTTCCCAATCAATATTATTGTTGATAATATCTAATATATGATCATTAACTATATACATTTTTTTATTTTTGTCTACTTCTGGTGGAGTGCCTTTGGTTTTTAAATCAAATCTATTCCCAATTATATTGAGATAATTATTATGATTTTTCAGAAAACTGTCATAAGACAATAGAACATAGTTTCTAGCAATAAGTGGCATTATTTGAGAAAGAAAAACATGCTTATATTTTCTCATTTCAAATATGTTTTTGTATCTATTTCTATTGGTATAGTTTCTATCAGTTAAAATTTCTTTACCATGATAATCTATAGAATACCATTCATCTAATAAAAACTTATCAATATTTAAAATTCTTGTATGTTCAACATGATGAGGAAAACTTATCATACCAGAAATCCAATCGTAAGGATTACGCACTATTCCTATAAAAAGAGTATGTCTACCTTTATAGGTTATAACTTCTGGTTTACTCCATCCAAAAAAATGTTTATTATCATAGAACTCAGTTCTCTCTAAACCAAATTGATTCTTAATACATTGTTCTAAAAAATTGGTTCCAGAGTGTCTTTCTCCGTAAATAACAAACTCTTCAATATAACAAGTATGAGTACGGAGTAGTTGAAGCATTTATTTTATATTTCCATGCAAGATTTTACAAATTAGAAGAATTAAGTATCCCTCTGTTCTCCATAAAGATATTTAAACGTAGGAAATCTTAAAGAGATACCTCCGTCTTGGTTCTTAGTTTCCTCAAAATACTGCACTAAAATTAGTTTTCCAAGAATTTTCTCAGGATTTTGATACAATTCTTTTCGTTGTTCTATAGTAAATCCGCTGCCGACTCTCACAATATATCCTTTGTGACTAATCATCACACAAGAAAGCATGGTTTCCTCATGCTCTTTACCATTAAGAACATATCTAAATGGCCCCATCTCAACATCGACTACTTCATATTCGTCATCAAAGAAACTCTTAAATTTTAGGAGGTCTTTGCTTCTCTTACCTTTATATGGTTCATCAGCACGAAGCATTAAACCCTCCCAACCATATTCCTTGGCTTTTCCTGTCCACTCAGCAAAATGATCATCGTCTTTAATAAGTTCTTGACCAAGTATACTAAGACAAGTACAAGTATTGTCTTTCATTGTGTGTCTAAGACTATTATAGCGATGCTTGTATGTGTTACCGGGAGTTCCACGTTTACTATAAAATTCATCATGAGAGATCATATCAAAAATCTTATATGACGGATTAGGAATAGTATGATCCTTCTTTTTAATCTGTTTCATAATTCCTTGAAAATCCTCATTACCGTCTTCATCTACAAGACAAAGTTCACCATCAAATACTACATCAGTAACACCAAGATTTTTAATACCATCGCTAACAACACCAAGAGTATCAAACTCTTTTCCTGTGCGGGAATAGAAGGTAGTATCGCCATCAGAATCAACAATAGCAATAAGTCTACAACCGTCCAACTTGCGTGAAACATACCACCCATCCTTCCAACTTACAAGTTTAGGCTCGTACTTATCTGCCAAAGCAACACTAAACTCTGGAATGTGGTCAGGAATAGCCTTGTTGATAATCTTGTCACCAGCACGGGTTTTCAAATCCTTGTCGATAACACAATGGATAAGTTCTTCGTATTCAGAATAATGCTCAATAAAACTATTAACAGCAGCAATAGCGTCGTGACCAGTAATTCTACGACTCTTTAGAGCATCAAGTAGATCGAAGAAATTCTTATATTCGTTCTTTCTCGCTACAAGATGATTCTTCTTTTTCAGATTGTCGCTGGTGACATTATACTGCCACAACGGATGATAGGTATACAGCAAAATATTCTTAGCAAAAGATGCTGCGGCACTATTGTGTCCGCAATAATCCAGAATAATTCCTTCCTTATCTTTAGTGCTACTCGTAGCACGAAGATCACGAACCATTCCCCAAACATAATTAAAATCGTGAGTCATCCAAATAGTCTCCTGTGTTTAGCGTATTCTACCATACGCCAATCCTATTGTCAAGTATCGGTAATCTGCTGTTGAGACTTGACAGGTCTAACTTTTATCTTTGTATTTGTTTAGTTTTAGTTTATTTTGAAGTTGTTGAAGATATTTATTTTCCAATAAGGCATTTGAATCTTTCTTTTTTTTGTTTCTATATTTATCTAATATTTTTTTCCAGAAACTCATAAGTTACCCCTTTAAGTGGACGAGGGGGAAATCGAATCCCCGTCCTATCATACTTCAAATTATATTTTCTACAAGTTTATTTTGTTCATAAATTAAACGGGCTTACAGAACAAACAAGACTAATCCCGTCTTACCAACTGCTCTTAACCTACAACCCGTTGGACATTGTAAGTGCAGAGGGATTTAACGACAGACTTTTGATCCCTACCCCCATTCGGTATCGCAGTCTGTTGCTACGCTTTTTTATCAGGCAGCAAGTGCTAACTGTGTTTCGCCAGTTAAAGCGTTTAGTAGATTTTTATAGTGGCCCTTCTACCAACCACTACTTGCTAACATAATCTTATTTATGTAGTCGAAACCTTTACTCGCCCATAACTGTATTATACACGGCAGTCAGTGGTTGTCAATAGGTTTTTAAAAAACCTTGTCATCAGTCGAAATTGGTGTAATATAATTTATCAAAACATTATACTGGAGTTCGACTATGAATCATTGTGCAAATTGCCTAAAAGAAACTAATAATCCTAAATTTTGTTGTTTGTCTTGCAGTGCCACATATACTAATCGTACTCATCCAAAGAGACAACGTAAGTTAAATAAATCTAAAACAATAGAATGTCCAAATTGTAAAAAATCATTTAAAGACGAATATAATTCTCAAATTTGTTGTTCCAAACAATGTTCAACAGAATACAGAAGATTTAAAAAAGATCAAATAATAGAACAAAAAGGATTTGGAAATGGATATTACCATAATGCAACAATTAGAAAATATCTAATTAGAAAATATGGTAATAATTGTATGATTTGTGGACAGTCTGGAGACAATTGGCATGGAAAACCTATTACTCTTATTGTGGATCATATTGATGGTAAGTCTGATAATAATAAATTAGAAAATTTGCGTATAGTCTGTCCAAATTGTGATTGTCAACTACCAACTTACAAAGCAAAAAATAAAGGTAATAGTTCTAGAAAATATTTTATAATTCAAAAATAAATAGGGGATAAAGGAGTTGAACCTTTCTCTTGAACTGCTTATAAGACAGGTGACCACTACCGGCGGTCGCATCCCCCGTATTTGTATTATACATGATCGACACATTAGTGTCAATACTTGAATCAAAGTGTTAAGATTGGTTTTTTGTTGATTCTAATTCCTTGAGTTCTTTTTCTAAGGCTTCTCTTTGTTTATACATCTGTACACAATTAGTACAAAAATCAGAACTAATATATTCTGTAATATCTGCTATTTTATTTTTAATTTCCCATATCTTCATGTCTATTTGATTGATCATTTGATTCTGTCTCTTTCTTTTTTGACCAGAAAATAAAATCATTAATCTCATCATCAAAAGCACACTCAATTAAATCTTTTCCAGCCAACTTTGCAAGACCCACATTGTTAATCCATACAGTTGCTTCTTCAAAAATCATTTCACTGGTTTCTTCATTAAGCAAAGGATGGTTTTGATCATCGTATCCAATACAATGTTCTTCCACCAAGCCTTTCATTTGATCAAGACTGATGTAATCATCCAAATTATCTGTGTTGTTGTCGCACAAAGCATCAGCGGCGGCTTTTCGTATTTCTACTGAGTATCCATCCAAATTAGTAATAGCATAAACTTTTGACATTTTTATACTCCAAGATCATTTGATATATTTAGATACACCCTTATCAGAATCAGCAGCAAATTTATCTATTAAACGGCTAATAGTTTGTTGCATATTTCTTTCGCCTCTAGGTAGCCACCTACTATCTCCATATAACGCTGTAGTAATTTGTGGAATCCAGTGTTGATAGGCGACTTCAAATTCTTCTGGAAAATAATGTTTTAGTATTCTTTCTATATGAAAAACACTATTGCTTATCTCGTCTCTATGGTCTAATAGTTTATTTAACTGATGTTTCTGTTCTGGTGTAAAACTCATTCTACGACTTCCTTTGATTTGAGTTTCATCATCTTATGTTTGGTTTTCCAAACTCCGGTTTCCTTGTTTTGAATATCTCCTGCCATATAAATGTGGCAGAATCCCTGGTGCTTATCCAAACCCCATGCTAGAATACCATTAGCATCAAGAGACTCTACCACAAAACGGCCACGATAACCCATCGGAATAAACTCGCCCTTGGATACGAAGTAGGGGCCAGAACTCACTTTAATTCTATCGCCTTTTTGAAGAGTTCTCCAATCAACACCCCTAACAATTTTTGTATTTTTAGCCTCTTTGCTTTTGAGTTTAAATACAAACATCTCCCCACAATCTTTGCACACATAAGAGCGAGGGCCGTTATTCGTGGATCCGCAATTATCACATTTTTTACAACCTTTTGGCATAATTGGGTGTATTCCTGTATAGAGTGTGAATGAAAACTTACTGCTTCCTAGTATACACCTATCATCGTCATTGTCAAGCGGAAACTTGAAGAAAAGGGGAACTTTATGAAAACATATCAAGATTTAAATTATAAATTTTTATATCATGAATATATTAAAAACAACAAAAGCATAAGAGATATAGCGAGAGAAACAGGTCTAACTAAAAAACAAATACAAAGATTAATTAATAAATTTAAAATCAAAAAAGAACCAAATAATTGCAAAACAAAAAAATATGAACAAATTCTTACAAAAAACTTTTTATATGAGCAATATATTTTAGAAGATAAATCTATTAATGAAATTAGTCAAAAAATAAATATACCAGCCAATACTATTGGTAAATATTTACATATTCATAACATATTAAGAAAAACCGGAGGAACCAGAAAAAATAAAAAAAATAAAAAACCATTCAATTATAAAGACGATATAAAAATAGGAGATAGATATGGAAAATTATGTGTTGAACATATTGATAAAAATCAATTACATTGTAAATGTGAATGTGGAAATATAAAAATTGTCCACGCTTCTAGAATAAGACTTAGACAAATAAAATCTTGTGGTTGTTTAGTTAACAGAAGGGGTACGGCAAATCCATTATGTAAAAGTTTTGGAGATATACCAAAATCAGTATATAATAAATGTAAAACAAATGCTACTGATAGGAATATAGATTTTAATTTAACGATTAAAGATTTAGATGATCAATACAAAAAACAAAAAGGCAAATGTTGTATTAGTGGAGTTGATATTGGTTTTCATGATCAAAAAAAATCTAAAATATTAAGTACAGCCTCTTTAGACAGAATAGATAGCAATAAACCATATGCTAAAGATAATATTCAATGGGTTCATAAAAAAGTACAACAAATGAAATGGGATTCTCAACAAGATGAGTTTATTCAGTGGTGTAAAACTATTGCTTCACAGCATTAAATCTTTTTACCTTTGCCAAGACCCATTTTAAAATCTCCTGAGTTTGAAGTTGTCGTTACATGGTAAGTATAACACAGTTATCGGAGTTGTCAAGCGATAGTCTTTAAGAATTTCTGTGAGTCTCACAACGAGTTGAAATCCAACCCTCTTTATTGGGTTCTCCTTTGTTTCCACAAACGTCACAAATCTTATAACTCATGGCTTCGACCATACTCACTAAGCCTTCTATATATTCATCGCCACCACTAAAATAGACTCTAAGACCACCGTATTTTTCTTTGATTTGGTCAAACTTAACAGGAAAATACTCCTGCTCATCGCCTTCTACTTTAACCTCAAAATCTTGTTGAATATCTACATTCTGTTTTTGTTTCCATTTTTCTCTCCATTTAATATTTTCTTCATGCTGGTTAATCATCCAGCAAAGAGAAGATAGAATATCATACCAACCTTCTCCGCACTCTATACCAAAACACATAGTACTTTGCATAGGAGTCTTGTCTTTGTTAACAAAAAGTTGTGGATATTTTTCGTATAATTTATTTTGTAGTTCGCTATTCATAGTCTTTGTTTCTTCTTAAATTCTGGACTCTTATAGTCAGGTTCGGGGATAATAGTAAGTTTACCTGGACTATACTGACAAAAGTAACTTTGCTTAATCTTTCGTTTAATTAAATCGTTTTCTTCGATTTCAACATAGATATTAATGCGATAGCGGTTGCTCCACAGATTAATAATCTTAGTCATAAGATGACTCCTTGGTTTTTCTACCTGCTTAAACAAAAGGCTTTCAATTTCCAATTCCATTATTAAGAATTCTCCTTAAAGATTTGTTCAATATTAGTAATCATAACCAAGCGATCATTGCCGCGATCATCACTCACATAATATGTATCACAAGCAAACTCATCACCAGTATTAGCGTCATGCACCAATACTGGAGCGTTCCAATCAAACGTACCTACAGCATTGATGTTATTTGCTCTTTCATTGAGAAAACTATAAAGATCAAGCCAAGTCATTTTATTCATTGTTTTACCTCGCACGACGATTTGCTCTATTAAGGATACGAATAGTTTCTGTAGCATTAGCAGGAACCATAACAAGTTGTGGAGCAGTTTTATGTTCAAAGTCACAAAAGCCCACAGCCTTCTGTTCAACACTACATTCTTTACAGATGATATTTCTGCCAGTTTCTACCAAAAACTCATACCGATCAACACCAACACAATTTTTGCAATAAATACAGTTCATGGCAACCTCCGTTTAGCGGATTATACCATAATCATCGGCATTGTCAACCCATCTACTGTAATCAAATTTCCAATACTGTCACAAAAACTGCCATCGTCGTTACTATAATAAACCTCATTCAATCCTACTGCGCTCAAGAGTTTATCACAATTTTCGCACGGTTTACTTCCAAGGATAAGCCCACATCTATTAATTCTCATGACAACAATAGTCCAAGATGGATCAATAGCGTTATATGAATCAAGCAATTTGCTTACCAGATGACTCTCGCTATGATAAAAAGGAAACTCCTTATATTTGGGGAGATTAAAATTCTCACCAATCCTATAAGCACCAGCATGAGTTTTAATAGGATTATTTTGGGCGAACCCTACCATTTTTGTGCCATCAAAAGCAGCACAATAATGATAAGTTCTAATAGCATGACAAGGTTTCCAATGTCGATATGCTTTTTTAATAGTAGTATTTATAATCTTGCTAAGATTTGCCATATGGTGTAATATAATATGGATATGTGCGAGATATCCAATTTACATTATAATAATCAGAAGACGCTCTTTCTACAATTACTCGCACTAATTGTGGTTTGGGCGTTTTTTGTTAGGTTTTACGATGAATTTTACCAAAATCTGCACTGTCTGTCAAATAGAATATCCCGCTACAACAGAATTTTTCCACAAGTGTTCTTGTCGTAGTAAATATGGTATAAAATCATATTGTAAAAAATGTGGTAATAAAAATTGTCTTGAAAGATATTATCAAAATAGAGAGAAAAATTTAAAAAAACAAAAAGAATGGTTGTCTAAAAATAAAGAAAAAAGAAATAAACAACAAAGAGAATATAGTTATAAGAATAAACATAAAAGAAATGAATATTTAAAAAATAAAATGAAAGAAGATATGCAGTTTCGTATTAGAAAAAACATTAGAGATAGAATGAGATTGGCGATGTGTGGTAGTAGTAAAAGTAAACATACTATTGAGTTGCTAGGATGTTCTGTGGAAGAACTCAAAAAACATTTAGAAAAACAGTTTACAGAAGGCATGAACTGGGATAATTATGGTAAAAAAGGATGGCATATAGACCACATATTACCCTGTGCTAGTTTTGATCTAACCGATCCTGAACAACAAAAGCGGTGTTTTCACTATACTAATTTACAACCATTGTGGGCAGAAGATAATTATAAGAAGAGAGATAAAATACTCTAATTAGTCTTGTCGAATTCCAATTCTGATAAGCCTTGCGAATTGTCTTTTGAATAATCTTCATATTCTTCTGTATAAGTTTGCCAAAATGTTTTATATATTTTCGGGTTTTGTGGCGTGTCACTTTCAAACGATAGCGTATCATACAAAACTGATCGGTCAACTAGAGAGGGCATCTTTATTTTTTTTGGTTCTGGTCTATTTTTAAATTCATCCATCGCTTACCTCATTTATTCGCTAGCATATATAGTCCCACATTGGCAAATGAATATCCAGCATAGGCAATACCCAATCCTATATTACCCTTTAGAAATTGTTCCAAACTAACATAAGCATATAGAAAACCCGTTAAGGCTATTAGCCACCCACTCATACCTCTACAACCCCACTCATTATTTCTTGATATTTTTCTAGTGCCAAATCTTTTGCCTTTAGTTCCATATCAACATCGAATTCTAACCCATAAGTCTCAAACTTATTATAGGCATAATCAGAATGAGCCCTTGGATTATTACCTTCTCGACTTTCACTGTAATGAAATAGTGGTTTATGACCATGCCAAGTATCGTGACAAGCCTTGATAGCAGTTTCTTCATCAAGCATATCTGGATGGCATTTATGATGCAGATAATCGAAGGTAATTGGGATATTTGTATGAGCATGAAAATGCGTGATAAGTTCTCTTACACTCCAGCAGTTAATTTTATCATCATTTTCTATGACAAGACGGGCCTTACAATTATCATCA